GGGTAAACGCCTAGCCGAGGCAATGAAGGCAATGGATAGAAAAAAGAACGAGGGCGGTTAAACAGGCAATTGAGGATGTCGAGTGTGTAATTTTCCTGTTTTCTCGCACACATAAGCAAAGACCAAATCAACGCCCTCACCCAACAAGGTGCAAGCAATGAGTGAAAACAACAAAACTAAACAAAGCCGCAAGGGTTGGACGAATAACCCCAACGGGAGGCCGTCAGGAGTGCCCAACAAGGTCACGCAAGAGGCAAGACAGGCCATAGCCTTGTTTGTGGATCAAAACGCTCACAGGCTCGCAGAATGGCTCGATGCCGTGGCCGAGGGTGATCCAACAAACGATGTAAAGCCAAACCCCGCCAAGGCGTTTGAGCTATTCCAAAGCGTTGTTGAGTACCATGTGCCCAAGTTAGCACGCTCGGAAGTTACGGGTGCGGATGGTGGCCCACAAGAAATGGTCATTAAATGGCAAGCGGAATCATAGAAATCCCGTATAGCCCTAGAAAGCAGTTTAGGGAGTTTCACGCTAGAACCGAAAGATGGGCTTGCTTAGTTGCTCACCGAAGGGCGGGCAAGACGGTTGCGGCCATCAACGACATTATCAGGGCGGCCATCACTTGCAAAAGCCCTATGCCTTTGTTTGGGTACGTTGCCCCGTATAGAAGCCAAGCCAAGAGCGTGGCATGGGATTACCTTAAATACTTTTCCCGTCCAATCACCAAGTCAAGCAATGAGGCCGATTTAATCATTGAACTATTAAACGGGGCAAAGATCAGGCTATTTGGTGCGGACAATGCCGATGCCATGCGTGGATTGGGCTTTGATGGCCTCTACCTTGATGAATATGGAGACTTTAAGCCTAGCGTGTGGGGTAACGTGGTGAGGCCCGCTTTATCCGATAAACAGGGGTGGTGCGTCTTTGGGGGCACGCCCAAGGGTAAGAATCAGTTTTGGAACATCTACGAAACAAGCAAGAAACTACCGAATGAGTGGTTTTCCTTATCCCTACCCGCAAGCAAATCCAAGTTGTTGCCCGAATCCGAGTTACAGGCGGCTCGGGCACAACTAGCGGAAGATCAGTATCTTCAAGAGTATGAGTGCAGCTTTGAGGCGGCCATCATTGGTGCGATATGGGGCACGGAGATGCGCAAGGTAAGCGAGGACGGGCGCATAACCAAGGTTGAGAACCAAATTGAGGTCAAGACACACACGGCTTGGGACTTGGGGCATACCGATGACACGGCGATTTGGTGGTATCAAGTCATTGCGGGTGAAATCCATATTGTTGATTTTTTTGCCCTTTCTGGTGGAACAATTGAAGAATTTGTTACCAAAATCAAAGAAAAACCCTACAATTACGGAAAACACTACCTACCGCATGATGCGAGAGCTAGGACTTTGGCAAGCGGTGGGAAGTCTGTGATTGAGCAAATGGCCGCACACTTGGGCATTAACAACTTGGCGATTGTGCCTAGTTTGACCGTTCAAGATGGCATACAAGCCGTGAGGATGGCGTTGCCAAGATGTTGGTTTGATGCCGAGAAGTGCGCAGATGGCATAGAAGCGTTGAGACAGTATCAGCGTGAGTATGACGAGGACAAAAAGGCTTTCAGGCAAACGCCAAAGCACGATTGGACAAGTCACCCCGCAGATGCAATGAGGATGTTAGCAATTAGTTGGCGGGAAGAACCGAAAGACAAACCGCCAGACCCGAGTAAAGTGTTGATTGTTGGCCCTGAAAACGAAGTCACAATGAACGATATGTGGGCAATCCACAAACAAACCGCTAGGAGCAATCGAATATGAGTGGAATAAATACACCTTACGCATACCAATATGAACACGTTGCCGCAAGCCAAACGGCTCAAGTGTTAGGTGGCACGGGCGCAGCGGGGGATTACATTCACCGCCTTGCTTGCACGGTAACTACTGCGGCAACTGGCAACGTCATCATCCTTGATGGCTCGGGCTTTAGCCATACGATACTGCCCGCATCGCCTGGTGGTGGCATCGGTCAATACGACATTGAACTAAACGCTCGATCTAGAAATGGCGCATGGAAGATCACTACAGGCGCGGGCGTTGAAGTATTTGCCGTTGGCATTTTCTCGGCTTAATCATGTCTAAAGCTGGACTTTATGCCAATATTTTGGCCAAACAAGAACGAATCAAAGCGGGTTCAGGCGAGAAAATGAACAAAGTGGGCAGTAAAGACGCCCCAACCGCTAAAGATTTCAAACAAGCTGCTAAGACTGCAAAGCCCGAAAACAAATGACAGCCGCATGGATTTGCTGATAAGGAAACAAAATGGCTGAATTAGTCCCAACGGAAGTTGACAAGTACAACACCCTCATAGCCACTTACGACAACGAGTTCAAGAAGTGGGAAGCACGCACTAAGAAGATCATTAGGCGTTATAGGGATGACACACGAAGCGCAAGCGGCAATGACACGGCCAAATTCAATATTCTTTGGTCAAACGTACAAACCCTAATCCCCGCTGTTTATAGCAAGATGCCCAAGGCCGATGTAAGCCGAAGGTTTGGGGACAATGACCCGATTGGCCGTGTAGCGTCAACATTGGTTGAGCGTGCATTGGACTTTGAGATAGAGCATTACACCGACTTTAGAAGCACGATGCGTCATGCCGTTGAGGATCGGTTCTTGGGTGGCCGTGGCGTGGCATGGGTGCGTTATGAGCCGCACGTTGTCCAAGTGCCTGGTATGCCCGAAACCCCCGAAAACGATGATGGCTTGCAAGTCACCGAAGATACGGACGAGGCCGAAACCAAGGATTACACTGCGGGTCAAGTCGAGCCGATGGAGCAAATTGAGTACGAATGCGCACCGACTGATTACGTCCATTGGGCTGATTTCGGCCATAGCGTTGCCCGTACATGGGAGGAAGTGACCCAAGTATGGCGTTGGGTTTACATGACCAAAGACGCATTGGTTGAGCGTTTTGGTGAGGAAGCGGCACGCAACATCCCATTGGATAGCGGCCCTGACCCCTTGTCAAACTACGCAAGCAATCAAAGAGAATACACACGGGCAAAAATTTGCGAGTTGTGGGACAAAGAAACCGCCAAGGTTTATTGGTTCAGCAAACAAGGCAACAAATTTATTGATGTACGGGATGATCCACTCGAATTAGAGCAGTTTTTCCCATGTTGCAAGCCTTTGTATGCAACGATGACAAGCGATAGCCTTGTGCCCGTGCCAGATTTCGTACTTTACCAAGACCAAGCCAATGAGTTGGACATCTTGAGTGACCGAATTGATGGTTTGGTCAAGTCTTTGCGTGTTCGTGGTGTTTACGATGCAAGCGTACCCGCATTGCAACGATTGTTGACCGAGGGTGACAACAACACCTTGATTCCCGTTGACAAGTGGATGGCGTTTAGTGAAAAAGGCGGTTTAAAGGGTTCAATTGACCTATTGCCTTTGGATACTTTAGCCAATGCTTTGCTCCAATGCTACCGAGCAAGACAAGAAATCAAGCAACAAATCTATGAAATTACGGGTTTGTCGGACATTTTGAGGGGTGCATCACAAGCGAGCGAAACCGCTACCGCCCAACAGATTAAGGGTCAATTTGCAAGCATTAGACTCCGTTCTATGCAAGAGGAAGTGGCATTGTTTGCCTCTGACCTAATTAGACTTAAAGCGCAAATCATTTGCACCAAGTTCCAACCGCAAACAATTCTTATGTATGCGGGCGCAAGCCAGATGCAACCCGTGGATCAGCAGATGATCCCGCAAGCGTTGGAGTTGATTAAAAACAAGCCATTGCGTAACTTTAGGATTGAGGTGGCAGCGGATAGCTTGGTGCAATTGGACGAGGCGGCCATGAAGCGTGAGCGTACCGAGTTCATTGGTGCGTTTGCGGGCTTCCTACAACAAGCCATGCCCGTTGCACAAGCAAGCCCCGAGATGACACCCGTATTGATGGAAGTTATGAAGTTTGGCGTGAGTGCGTTTAAGTCATCTCAAGAGCTTGAGGGCGTTATTGACCAAGCTCTTGACCAAATCAAACAAAAGATGGCACAACCGCAACAACCCAAACCTAACCCCGAGATGATGAAGTTGCAAGCGCAACAACAATCTGACCAAATGCGAGTTCAAGCGGATATGCAAATTGCACAAGCTAAAGCACAATTTGAAACTCAAAAACAACAATTTGAGGCTCAACTAGAAAGTGCAAAACTTGAGCGTGAGCAACAAATGGAGCGTTTTAAAGCCGAATTGGATGCTCAAACTAAAATTCGTGTAGCTCAAATTAGCCATTCAGCGTCTATTTTGCCCGAAGACATGGATGCACAACAACAATTAAACGCACTGTTAAATCAAGACTTTAGAAGTATGATTCAATCAATGATGCAAACGCTTAATGATTCGCATCAACAATTTATGCAAAGCCACAACAATAATGTTGGAGCAATGCAAGAAATTATGCAAAATCAAAATAAACACACAGAAACAATGAAAAATGTTGCTGATTTGATTACTGCACCTAAGAGAATTATTCGTGGCCCAGATGGTAGAGCCGTTGGTTTGGAGGTTATTAAATGATTGAAACAACTAAAGGTCAAATGGATGAATCCTTGCTTGAAAAGCGAGAAGGTCAATCCGACACCGATACCGAAACAACCGAATGGGTTGAATATTGGTTAGATGGTGAATTAGTGCATCGTTCGGTTCATGTAAAACTCAAACACGCGGCTCTTGCTGATGGCGCTGCTTCATCTTTTTAAGGAATCAAAATGGCAAATTCAACGGCAATGTGTACAAGTTTCAAAGGCGAATTGCTTACGGGAACTCACAACTTTACGCCTAGCACGGGCAACACCTTTAAAGCGGCTTTGTACTTTGCAACGGGTAGTTTGGGTGCGGCAACCACTGTTTACTCAACAACCAATGAAGTGACAAACACTTCAGGCACGGGTTATACAGCGGGCGGGGTTACGGTTACTAATGCAAATGCACCCGCAACAAGCGGCACAACGGCATACTGGACACCCTCGGCTAGTTTCTCATGGTCTGCTTTGACGGTGACAACGGCTTTTGATGCCGTTTTAATCTATAACTCAACATCGAGTAACAAAGCGGTTAGCGTTCACAACTTTGGATCGCAAACGGTAACGGCTGGCACTTTCACGTTGACCATGCCCACTAATGATGCGACCACAGGTCTTTTGCGCATTGCATAATGGCACAAGGGCCTTGGGGCACGGGTACTTGGGACGATGCTCAATGGGATAGCCTCCCATTAACGGGCAATCAAGCTACGGGTGGCGTTGGCAGCCCGAGTATCGCAGTTTCAGCCGCATTAACGGGTGTCCAAGCTACGGGCGCAGCGGGGACTTTAGCAGACGCAATAGCAACCGCAATCACGGGCGTAAGCGCTACAGGCTCTGTTGGCTCAGTTGCCAACAATATCAGCATTGGGTTAACGGGCGTTCAAGCCTCGGGTTTAGCGGGCAATGAGAGCGAATCCATAACCGTTGGCTTGAGTGGCGTATCGGTAACGGGATCGGTTGGCTCACCCGTTTCAAGCGGTACATTAGCTTTAAATGGCGTATCGGCAACGGGTGCGGTTGGCAATGTTGTTGCCGTAGTCACAACAGTTGTCCAATTAACGGGTGTTCAAGCGACAGGATCGGTGGGCAATGTCACGCCTCCAATTCCCGTCATTTACCTTGATGACACGCATGACCCAGGCCCTGATAAGCTCAAAAAACAACTAAAACGTGAGCAAGAGAAGAACAAAAAGCGCAGGGATGAGATCATTGCGGCATACGAGCGCAT